GCCACAAATAACACCCGTTGCAGAAATGGATGTCCCGGCAAACTTATTTATCGCCCCTACTGCTGCGTAAAACAAAGCAACAAGGGCTATTATCAAAATAATTATCCACATGATAGGGCAGGCAAGCAGCGCCGCATTCAACCCGTTCTGTGCTGCAATTTCTGCCGCAGTCGCGCCAGTTAAAGTGCCTGTCGCCGCTGCATGAACCATCTGTGCGACGGCCGTTGCAACATG